CCCACTTCCTCTGTTTCCCGACCCTTTACCAGCGAGGAATCCACCGAACGCTTTTAAGCCGATCGCCCCTGCGATCATTGCCGCACCCAGCGCAGGGTTGACCAAGACTTCGAGCATGCCCCATTTCAGGAAGAAGTCTCCAATGTTGGAGGCGAGATCTGCGAAGGTATCGAGGATGGCGTCTCCGAGTTCAGACAGCGTGCCAACACCAGCCGCAAACCCACCGACCATGGAGGCAGAAACGGACAACAGCGCAGCTGCGAAGTCTTTCGAGATGTCGATCAACTTGTCCCAATTGGATCCAAGATCGTCGACAGCTTCGCTTTGGGTCCGGACTGCTCTTGTCGTTGTTTCGAGCGCTGGGAGCGCTTCGACTTGCGCCTCCTCGAGACCAGTGGGGAGACTTCGCCACCCTGGCCAGATCTCGTCCGCTGCGCTGACTCCAACCTCTCGCAGGGTTGGCTCTGCTTTGGTCGTTCGACCTGGCGCCCGTCCTCGCTTTGGCGCTGGGAACGAGAGCCAGTCTTGAACCTGTCTGCCCGTCTCCTCTGCCTTGTCTTGTACCCAGCCCAACCCGCGCTCGATCTGCGCCCTGTCCAAGCTTAAGCCGATCTGGAATTTTTGAGGTTTGCCCGTGGTATCCACCAGGTCGCGAGAGAACTCCATAATCGATTGGAACTTGGATCGTACGCTTTCGGCGGACTCCGCCCAGTCCAGATTGATCCGAGCGTCAAATCCGTCCTCGAGATCCTTCAACGCATCCACTAGACCTTCCACAGCTTTGACGTCGAGCCCCAGCATATCGGCGAGTTTGGCGCTCGACTCTGCCAAAAATCGAAGGGTGAAGGCGACCTCTCTGAGAATCAGTTTCATCAAATTCCCGATCGACTCGAGCAAAAAGACAAACCCGATCACCGGCATAGAGAAAAAGTTGACGACCTTCTCTGCGGTCTGGCTTAGAGCCTTCACGAGGAACGAGAACACGTCGTTGATATTCTGCGCGTTCTCCTCGATCTCCTCGGTGGTTTTGTCCATCTCGAGCGCCATCTTTCGAAGGACATCGTTGACGTTGTCTCCACCGACAACGGCAGACCCAAACGCGATTGTAAGACGGTCAAAAGACTGGGTTAGCTTCTTTGCTTCGAGCTGCGCTTCTTTGTCGGACTCGATGAATTTTTTTACGGCTTCAGTTGTGAATTCCACCGCTTTCGACAATCCGATAAAGGCGAGCTTGGCTGCACCAATCCCCACGACCAAACCCGCGATCGCTGCGCCCAGTGGGCCGGACATCACAACCCCGATCTGATCGAGCTTATCTGCCAATGGTCCACCGAGCTCGCCCATATCCCTAAAGCTGGTGGTCGCTCTGTCCATCTTATCGCGCAGCGAGCTTGCGCCACGCTCCAGGGAGCGCATGGATCGTTGGGTGTTGGCTGCTGCTTTCGAGCTCGACGCTAGCGCCTTGTCCGTTTTGCCAAAGGTCGAGTTAAGCTCTGTCGCGCTCGAGTCGATCGCTTCGATCGTCTTGTCGAGGGATTTAAAGGAGTCGAGTCCGAGGACTTCAGCGGAGATAATTAGGGGTGTGTCAGCCACTTCGACCCCTCCCAAACCCGCGCTTTAGTTCTTCTCTTTTTCTTTTTTCTTTTCTTCTCTTTTCTCTTTCGGATCGGATCAATCGAAGCACTTGGACTTCCCGCGCTGGCTGCTCGAGGATCGTCCTGGTCCCTGGTGACCATGGAAGCAGCGCGCCGGACTCCAGACGCACATCCTGGTAGAGCGCAAAGAGTCGGACGATCCAAGGTGGAACGCCCAACCTCACAAGATGCGCTCCTCGTCCCGTGTCCACCAATTTGACCGCAAGCGTCACTTTTTTTTGTCCTCCTCCTCGAGCTGGGTCAGCTGCTGGATCTTCTCCGCGATCCTCTCGATGTCCCGATCGACAAGTCGACGCATGATTGCCTTTCTCGACTCTAGAGCGCCATCCTCGCCCAGATCTGGCCAGTGGGGAGGATCGGCCGTCCACGAATTCAGGACCAGAGACCAGTCCCCTGCGAGCCTACAGACGCAGATCGACAGCATGATTAAAGTCCGGTGGGTGCCGTCTCCCTCCTCGCTTAGCTGTTGGATTATCTCCACCATTCCCAGGGTAGGGCGGGGCGTCAACACAACTCGAGGATGGTCCGGGCTTTCGATTTTAAACGGCTTCGACTTGCGCAAGTCCTCCACAGCTCGAGAATCGAGGGAGAGGTAGACTTCGTCGGGCTGGAACGCGAAATAATCCACTGTTTACCCACTGTAATAGGTGATGGCGAGGACACCAACATCGTCCGGAGTGACGTCGACGAACAGTCCCTGACTGGCCGCATAGTCGAATTTTTGCTCTGGGCTTTGTCCCACCGCCGGGTCTCCGCCCAGAGCCTCTGGATAGCGCAGCTCGACGGCGCACGTCCACGTGGATCGCCCTGCGTCGTCGCTCCGATCCACTCCCACGATTTGACAATAGAAATTGAAGCACAAGTGGTCGCTGGTGTTGTGGGTAAATTTCACCCGAACCTCGAGCGGAGTCGAGTTGTCCCGCAGAGCGTAAGGGTCGAAGGCGCCATCTGTGGAAGCCAGCTGGACGGTTTCAAATTGGAGAGTACCTGTGACTGGTCCACCGCTCGTCAAGCGCACTCGGCCACTTGCGCCATCTGCGGAGAGTCCTCGCTGGGCGTCTGCTGTCCAGCCGCTGTCCAGGGTGAGACCCAGCACAAGATAGTTGTCACTCGGAGACCCAACGGACCCTCCACCATAGATCGAATTGTCGGAGAGGTCGACGATCTCGACATGCCCACCATCACAAACAAAGGGTTTGTCGATGTAGAAGACTGCGGTCTTGCTGGCCGGGGTGGAGGTAACGTAGGTATTGGCCAGGGTCGAAGCTCCAAGCCCTAAACCAGTGCACGACAAGAGCGCAATTTCTCCAGCAGTGCAGTCAATAGACCACCCATGCCGTGCGCCTCGAAGAGCAGTTTTGTTCGCCTTCGTGCCCACCGCTTCGAATTCGTAAATCTCAAAGCTTGCGCTCTTGTGATTGCTCGAGGTCAAGACGTAGACAAACGCGTCTGCGGTATCGTCGAACGTGGACTGAAACCCACCAGCGCGGAGCAAGACGTCGTTGTGTGGAACGTCTCCGCTGTCCGAGATTGTGGGCGCCGAAAACTCCGACGAGACCGAATAGGACACGATCGCTGCGCCTGGTGCGGACATCACACCCGGGCGCTCCGGAGAGAGCGGAGTCCTCGCCAGATTTTCGCGATCAAAACTCCAAGACACTTCTGACGCAAAAAGGGCGTCTCCAATGGCCAGAGACTCCGCTGTTCCGGACGTGCTCTCGATTTTCCCCAGGACGAATCCAAGCTGTGGAGCTACGATTAGATTGTTCTCTTTGGCCATTATAAATCCTTACTCCAGGAATGGATCCTTTGTTCGGGAGTAAATCCAGAACTTGGATCGGACTTGATAAACATTGGGTGTTTGTGGGTCGGGCGCGACGGTCTCCGACCCTTTAAAGGCGAGATTATAAATCCCTGATTCCTTCGCCAGATAACGCCGGAGAGTATACGCGCAAGCTTGCGCCAGCAGTCCGGAGACTTGCCACCCCGCATCCGACACAAAGGGCGCTGGGTCACTCGTCGCTGCGTTCTTGCGAAATTGCCGAACTCCGCACGTGAGTTGGAGTTCGAATCGAGAGTTACTTGTCCCAGCTGTCAAAGCGAGAAATTCCTCTGCTCTTGTGAGCTTGCCAAGAATCCAACTCTTCGCCTGGGGTGGGTTGCGCTCGTCTGAGAGATAGACGTTCGCTCCATTAACTTGGAGATCTGGTGGTAGATAGTCCGCAACACCTGCAGTGGACAAAGCTGCGAGCGTAGTGTCGAGATAGGTCCTCAACACCGATTTAATGGACTTCTGAACTGTGTATGTCCCTGTGTCAATGCTGGTCAAGAAAGCCCCCTCTCGATGTCCTCGAGGAGCCACTTCGCCAGGTTTTGAGGATCGGGTCTGGGGATCTTGTCGCGGTGCTTGTCGGCATAGGGAAGACGAGACCAAATCCCAACACCAGAAGGCAGATCGAAGATCTCGTGGTAGGGATCAAACGGGTTGACCAGAGACTGTTTAAGGCGCCCAGTCTTGACCGGGATCTGCTCTTGTTGTCGCTGGATCTCGAGCTGGAGAGCAGTGGTCAAAGCAGGACGCAAGCCATCTGCAGATGTCGGAAGAGCGCTCGACCATTGGCGGAGTCTTTCCATCCCTTCGATCTGTGTCGCCATCGTCGCCCCCTCACCACTGATATCCGTGTTCGTCGACTCCGAGGAGAGCGCTTCGCCCGTCAAACTCTCTTCGAGCTCGCTGCTTTTGGGTTGTCTCGGACAAGCCCAGCTGCTCCACAGAAGAGACGAAAGCATCGATCCTGGTGGCGTCCTCCACTCGTCCGATGGCTTCAGCTGGGTGCGACACAAGAAAATCAAGCTGCGTCTGGACGAACGCGACGAAGCCCGCGATCTGGGCGGAGATGGCCGGTGGGTGCTGGAGCGCTCGAAGGAAGCTGGGAACGGCATTTAAGGCGACGTACCGCTGACAATTCAGATACTGCAGATCGGAAGCCCCGCGATCTGCTATCTCGAGCGCAGATCCAGACCCGAAGCTCGACTCCAAAATGGCGCAGACTTGGCTTGCGCTCGCTTGAATCAAGGTCTCGGCTCTGGTGTTGTCGAGTAGAGATCCCTCCGCGCCATCACTGGTAATCAGCGCAGAGGGGATCTCTGTCAATACTCGCTCGACGTTGACGCCAAAATCTTGAACAGCAGTTGCCAATTTCTAACCTCTCCTGGTTCAAGACTCCTTCAATCAACTGGCGAAAATTCCACCGTTGGCGCCATCAGTGACGGGCCTCATGAAGAAGCCAAGGTCCGTAGCCGGTCCACCAGCGGCGCCGCGCGGCGAGTAGACTCCGTAGGACGTCCGCCCCCAAATATACTCGGCTTCCGCTGCCACGTCATAATGGGGAATCGCGGTCGGCATACGAGCCGCGCCCAGCACGATCGCACCGTCCGGAGCGTCTCCGCTCCCATCGGTCAGATCGAAGGGTCCGCGCCGGTCCAAAAGACCAAACCAGAGCACCGCGCTCGAATTGGCTTGATTGTAGATCGCGACGTTCGCGGCAGTTTGACCCAGCGCTTCACTGTTGATCATGCTGTCGATCACGTAAACATTGTCCAGGCCCAGCACACCCGCAAAGGTCGACTCGAAAGCCGTCCGGCCGACCATCGCAGCACCACCAGAACCGGCGCCCCCTCCAGAAATCGCGGGATGTCTGGCGAGGGTAGCTGCGACTTTCCCGCTCATGATCGCGACGAGCTCGACACCAGCGACAGAGCGAAAGGGTCGAATCAGCTCGAGTTGGTTCGCGATGTCCAGGAGCGGAGTCTGCTCACCATAGTCATCTGGCGAGTTGAGACCTTTACCGCTCGTAGCCGTAAAGTCGATCTGGGTGAAGATCGCACTGTTGACACACAGCGCTGCGAGGCTCGCGTCCATCCCCTGATAGCACCAGGACAGGACCGTCGGAACGTCCTGCTTTTCGAGGCGACGCCAGCGCCCATTGTCTGCCGGATCAACTCCGGACTTCAGCGCTCGGCTTTTGCTCCTGGTGGACTTCGAAACGCTGGTGAAGCTCACGGTGGACGAGCTGCGCTTGCGCGGTTGGGGAGGTGTCTCGCCATAAGTCCAATCGAGCAGCCCAGCAGAGCCAGAGAGCAACGCCTCATTGAGCGGTGCCAGTTGATAGGTGTTGACGCCGCTGTAACCGTCTGCTTCGTCAAACGCTTTGCATTGGGGAAGCTTGGAGACCCCAAAGCGCTCCCAGTTTTCTTGGATCCATGCGTCGGCAACGACGTCAACGTCGAATTGTGTAGTTGGATTCAGGGCCATTGGGCGCTCTCCTTAGCTTGCTCTGGTAGTCTGCTTGTTCGGATAGAGTTGGATTTCGATCAAGTCTCCGCTGGCACAATTCTGGGCGGCGCCTTCTCCGCTCGAACGAGGAACGAAAGCGCCAACGATGGCGCAGACTTCCCCACCGCCGGGGTGAGTGGCAGTGACCTTGCCTCCAGTGGTACCGATCAAATCAGTTGCGCCAGCAGTGATCACAGCTCCAGCTTTCGCCAGGGTCCGTCCGCTCAACACCACAGTGAGCGCCTCGTCTGCAGCTGCGGTGTTCTGGGCGATCCCCACAACGTCCACGTCTGTCCCGTCTGCAGCGACGGCAACGACTTTGCCGCCCGACATCTTCACCAGGGTGTACTCGGTAACCCCGCCAGACCCTGCGATCGCAGAAATGCTAATATTTTCCGCCATTTGTCTTCTCTCCTTACTTGAGGTTTTTGGCTCGCTTGTAAGCTGCGAGAGCGTCTGTCGCGCTCTGGGTCTTGGCAAGGGTCGAACGGTAGACCGCTTCGGGGTCGGTGGACATGGGCTGGTGCTGGCTCGACCCAACGGTGCTGGTGTATTCGCTCAGCTGTGCGGCCGGAGCCGGACCCATTTGGGCCTTGAGGATCTCACTCACTTTGATCTTGTCCTGGCGCCAGGCGCCGAAGAGCAGAGCCTTGACGTCTTCCGAGAGAGTGATCGTCGGGTTGCCCGCAACAAAACCCTTGTATTGGGCAAGGTCTCTTTCGAGCTCGAGTCCTTCGACTTTCGCGATCAACACTCCGACTTCGGAAGCTTCGACGGTCTCGCCTTCGTCGACGATGGCCTCCTCTGCTTCCACCATTCTCTTGTTGTAGGCCTCGAGAGCGTCGAGTCGCGCCGTGAGCTCGTCGAGCTTGCCCCAGATGTCGTCGTCGTCGCGCTTGATTTTGATGTCCTTTTTCTCTTCGATCTTCTCGTCAATAACCTCTTCGAGTTTCAACTGGGCGCCCATGGTATCGATCTCCTTTGCGAGGACGTGTGAAGCCCCAAACCCCTTTTGGTGCGGCGAGCTTACTTGGGAAATTTCGTTCAAAATCATTGTGTATTCTTCCCCTGTTCCGGAGTCCTGAACAGACCCAAATCCGGGGGAGAAATATTTGATCTCCTGGCGCTCGATCTTGGACGCAGCGTCTGGAGCGGAGAAGGCAACAGCAGCGACGAGAGCCTCTGCTCCGTCGACGGTCGCTCTTGTGAGCTCGAGGACATCTCCGATCCTCTCGCCCGTGCGCTGGTGTTCTGACAACAAGGGCGCCCTGTAGCCTCCACGTGGGGCGACGGTGCGCAGCTTCTCGTTCAGATCGACCTGACGATCGATCCAGTCTCGGTCAACCGAGATAAAGCGATCGCCATACCAGATCCCTGGCTCGGCCGTCACCAGCACCCAGGCCACATGGCGCCCTTGCTCGTCGACGGGCTTTGGAGGGAGCGACGAGCTCGACTCGAGGAGGAGAACCCGCGGAAAAGAAAGGAACGAAGCTGGGGCACGATAGGGGATCACAGTCATTTGTTCCCCTTGAGCAGTCTCTGATAGAGCGATTGAATCAGCGCGAAGTTTTCCGGCTCGCCTCTGTCTTTGGCGATCCTGCGAGCTTGTCTCCAGATCCTTTCGTTTACTTTCCCTGGCACTTGCGAACCCCGTTCATTTAACGCGTTGCGCTATAAACATGGGGAAAATAACGCACCGTGTCAAGACTCGTCCCTAGGGCAGGGTCGACCCTAGTCTGAGACGCTCTCTTCCACCGGGAGCTTTAGAGCTCGCTTCAGCGCGTTTTCGAGTTCGCCGCTGGGACTGATCAGTCCTGCGCCTGCCAAGGTGGCAAGCGTCGAGGAGAAGGATTGATGGTCGCGAGTCTCAACCGCCAGATCGGTAACAGCTGGAATAAAGATCAACCCTCGAGCGCAGTCCTGGGGAAAGTTGAGTTCGAGAAAGCGACGAAAGACTACTTCGACAGCGTAAGCCGCTACAGTCCGCGCCAGGTATCCCCAACCCGCTTTCCCTTCCTCTCCCGCTTGCTTGCGAGCTGCGAAGCTCCCGTGCCCCTGTACAGCGACGAGTTTGTGCGAAGTATTGATCCCCCAAGAAACCTGCCGCTCGCAGTCCGCGATCTGAGAGCTGAAGTTTGCGACGGTGGAGGAGGGCGTCGTCCACACGATCTTGTGGTTAAGTCCGGGAGGAAGGACGCAAAAGGGCACTTGTGAACCCTGGTAGTTTTTCAGCTGGGTTATGATTCGTTGTTGGTCGGCTTCAGTGAATGGATTTTGCGGGTCTTGGTGGACAGAGATAAACCCAACTCCGTTCACTTCTGCGGACAGCGCGGAGATCTGGAGAAATTTTTGAAGCATTTTCAAGGGCGCCCAGCTCGACCGGAGAAGGCTCGTCCCGTCTGGATTGCCAGAGATCGGGAAGAACGGGACGTGGACGAGCTTGCGCCAGGGTACGAAGGGATAACCGCCGGTTTGACCCTTGCTGTCGATTTGCTGGAGCGCTCTTTGTTTGATTCCGATCATGCCGGTTAGTGGGTCGGGACCCTGCCAGATCCATTGGTCAACAGACCAGGGCGCTCGAAGGCGAGGAGGGTTGGGCAGAAGCACCGCTTGATACGTCGCGCCATCGTCGAGCGTAACGCTCCGGAAGTAGCCTGTGAGCTCACCCAAATAAAATCCACAAGTGAGAGCGAAGCGCAGCACATCTCCAAGGTATCCCACCAAACCGCGGTCTTCTCGTCCTCGGCTGGTCCAGTCCGCCCAGATCCATTGACAATATCTCAAGTGCTTTTGGCGGATTGCCTCTGCCTCTGGAGTCCGAAAAATCGGAGACAGAGGAGGGGCTTCGATTCTCCATGGAGCAGCGCAAATCGACGCGATCGGATCGTATAGGGATTGCTGAACAATTCCCATGGATTGTGCAAGCCGCCACATTTCTCCGACGTCGGCGCCCAGTCCCCTCGCTTTAATGGGGGTCAAGGCTCGGTTGCTCTGGAGATGGGTTCGACCATAACTGAAGGGCATACCGGTCGACCCAACTTGTCTGGTGTATCCTTTGAGATCCGGATCCTCTTCAGTATCGGATTCATAGCAAACGATCTGATTCACGACATCTTCGGAGAGCTGGATCTCCTCTGGCGAGAGCTGGAATGGATCGGCGTTAATATTTACCACTGGTGTCCTCCTCGAAATCGCTCGAAGTCCGGCGCCGGTCGCTTTAAATTGTCGGTCTGCAACCCTTGTCCTCGATTGTCGAGGACGGAGAGCGCTCCACTCATCGCATCTACCATATCATTCTTCTTGTTCTTTTGCGGGAAGTCGTCCAGCTCTCGCAGTAAATCGGCCGTGTCTTCGTTCTGGACAAGGCTCGCTTTCCCCTGCTCGGCTTTCGCAGCGACGGGAACCGCGCGCGAGACTTTGGTCTTGCACGGGCTTATGGCCCGGACATCGTAACCAAACAGGCGTTTATCGTCGCGAACCTCCTCGAAAGCAATCCTGAATCCTGCGACGGTCTCGAGCGCAAGCGGCACTTCCGGACCATCCTCGAGCGCAGTCTGAATAATCCGCTCTTTGAGCGACAGACCGCCCTTGCCAGGGCGCAGCCACGCGAGCTTATAGCGCCGAACGTCGAACCAGAGACGGTCTCCGACCCTCGACACCAGACAAGAGCTGGAATAGTCGCTCCGCTTCGAGTCGGTGCTGGCAAGGTCCCAGAACCGAACCCTTGCACTCTGCGCTGGTGTCGAGCTCGTCGCGATATGGAACCAATCCCGATCAAAGAGTCCCGTCTGCTCGAGGGACACAAAGAGACCCTCGATCTCCTGCTCGGCAAACCTGCTGGTGTATTGTGCGCGCACCGAGTCGATCCAGCCATCGGGCAACCAGACGTTGTCTCGAGACGAGCACTGGACAAGGGCAGTCTCTGGAGACGCCTCTTTGACGAAGACGTCGTGCACCCAATTGTCACGGCCGCGCGGTGTGGTGGTGACCAGCGCTCGACCTGGTGCTCTTCGGATCCTCCCGATCGCCACGTTCCACGCTTTTCGAGAGAGTGAAGCTCCTTCATCTGCGAGCAGGTAACCCGCGTTGATACCTCGCAATCTGTCGAGGTTGCCCACGTCCGCGGGGCGCCATAGGATCTGACGGCCGTCGACGAGTTGCGTTGTCAAATTCGCCTTGTTGTGCTTTCGGACCAGAGGCCGGAACATTTCCAAGAACAAGGAGAGAATACCGTCCTTCAACATCGGATAGGTGGGCGCAATCACGAGAGAGCGCCGTGCTGGAGTCTGGATCAAATCGAGACACCCACAGTAACTCTTGCCGCTTCCAATACCACCCACAAACGCACGAAACCGGGTGCTCTTGTCTTCTAAGATCTTGCGCTGCGCTGGGTGCACTCGAGACGCGATCGGGATTGTGCGCTTTTTGCTCAAATTCTAACAGCCTCGAGCCCGTGATAACGGGGTTAAATGGTGGACTTGGCCAGATTTTACTAAAAATGTGCGAGTCACCAAGTGAGAGCCTTTTAGGTTTCTAGCAATTTGCCCCATGAACGAGCTCGTCGAAGGTTCGCTTGCGCCGTGGTAGCGCGCAGCTGTGCGTGTTGGGCGTGGTAGTCCCGGAAGGACTGCTTTAGCCGCTCACTCTTCAGAACGCGACCCACGTCTGCCTCGACGGTCTCGACATCTTCGAGCGTCACTCCTTCGACCTTGCACCAGTCCTGAACGAGACACTCGAAGCGCTGGACGTGGTCTATGTGGGTCCGTCCTCTTCGCAAGCGCTCTCCGGAGATGGCGCAGCTGGGCGCCTGGTTCCGCGCTTTGAAGTCGAGGATCTGACTCTGAACGGCAAGACGAAGCGCTCTCTTTGCTTGCGTCTGCTTCGACGGTGGAGAGACGCACTTGGACCAGGAGAAGTCGACGAGCTCGCCCGAAGGCGTCAAGACATGGAAGCAGGCAAAGGTCCGGGTATAGGTGCGCTGTTTCGCCAGAGACAGGACGATGGCCTCCACTCCACCAGCGAGCTTCGAAGCTGCTCGAGGATGATAGAAGAGGAGATCTAGTGCGAAGTCTTCTTCTTCTGGAGAAAGCCGCTGGACCCCAGATCCTTGGTACCCTGATAAAATTGTCCGTGCGCGGCGAGCGATGTCTTTTTTGAGACGGAACACAGTCCCGCCCAGGTTAACAGGCAACTCCTCCATTCAATCCCCTCCAGGTAAACGCTCGTCCTCTCCAGCGGTTGCCCCTATCCCGCAATAGTGACGGAGCGCCCTTGCTACTGCTCGAGACTCTGCGACCTGGACCCAGCTCGCGAGGAGGCGCCCCGAAAGCGACGAGGGATCCGCGACAGCATGCGCGCTATAGGAGCCTCGAGAACCACGCGCCACAGCGGAGAAAATGGCGAGCTGCTGTTCTGGGTCGAGTTTGATTGGAACAGTGTGGATCTCCTCCAGACCATGGTCAGACGCGAGAGCGAGCAGACCATGGATCCGCAAATACTCCTCGCCCTTGATTCTGGTCTTGTGTCGCGAGAGATCGGTCCGACGATTCATCAACCGGCATTTCTCCATGACCCTGCTCCGTTAACGAGCTCGTCTCCGCTCTGGCTTTCGCGACAGCGGGACGAGCAACCCCTTGTTGTCTGTTATGATTCATTTGTCGTCCGCAAGAGGAACGCAAAGAACAAAAGGGGAAAAGAAAGACCAGAGAGAACCCGCCTGAAGGGCTCCCTCTGGCCAGCCCTCGCAAGACTTCCAAGTGGCATCAAGGACGCTTGCAAGGGTGTTCGCTTATCTCCAGATCGGCTCTGTGTCGCCCAGATCGATCGCTGTCAAAGGCACTTCCTCGACGAGCAGCGGCGCGGCCAGCTCGATAAAAAGTGTGGCGAGGTCAACAAGTATGGCGATAAGTTCCATGATTCTCTCCTGGCTTTGGTGGTCCCCTCAAAATTCATCGTCTGCGTCTGCGTCTGCGTCTCCGTCGTCCAGCTGAAGCGGTGCTTCCGAGATCTGAAGGAGCGCTCCAGCTTTGATCTCTTCGTCTTTGTCGAAGAGTACGAGGCCCACCTGGAGCAGCTTGTCGACCTTCGGTGGAGGAGCGTATTTTCCGAAGTCATCCCGGTTGCGACGCTCCAACATCCACGCAGCTGCGTGCCAGCTTTCGTCCGCTGCGTCAGTGACGATCTGGGCCATCCTTTCGAAGTGCTCGTTCTCGGCTTTCAGGACTGCTCTCCGGAAGAGGACGTGGTTCTCTCCGTCTCCATCCTCGCCTTTCTTCATCCATGAATAGAAAGTGGACTCCGCAACCCCAGCGCAACAATAAGCGATCTTTCGGGAAGATCCCCGAGACAGAGCTTTGATAATTCGATCCTGTACCCTGCGAGACAGCTTTGTTTTTTTGCCTGTATTTTTGCCCATCTCCATTACCTCTATCAAAAAAGTCTCCCCTGCTCGCCCTTGTCCACGTCCTCGAGCGCTTCTCCAGAGGCTACCGCTTGCGCTGGATCTGCGTGGTAAATACGTGCTTTCGCGATCTTTGTGTACCGCTCGTCTAGGTCAATTCCCACGAAGTCGACTCCAGCGTGCACGCAACCCAGCCCGGTCGAGCCCGACCCGCAGAACGGGTCCAACACGACAGGCTCGAACCCTGGCACTCGAGGACACACCAGCTTTACGAGCCAGTCGAGCAAGCCCTTTGAGGGTTTGACCGTTGGATGGTGGTTCCTAATCGCACTGCTTCGACCGGACCCAGCTCGAGGACTGTCCAGCCCAGGGGAGTCCTCCTCGCGTCCTCCAGTGGCGCGACCTGGTGTCCATGGTGGCAAGTGTTCGCACCCGGCCTCTCGTTCTCGTCTCGAACACTTCGCGCAGTAGCGGAACGGGACTGGTGGAGCTTCGAACTGGTGGAAGTAGCGAGAGGCGCCGCCAGCGTCACCGAAGCCGCCAGCCGAGGCCCCTTCGTCTGTGTGTCCTCGTTTCCTGTCCTCGTTTCTGGAGAGATTGTATGTGAGACCAGCACCATCTAGTCCTCGATTGTGCGCCGTGTCTCCGGACTCTCCGCTCTGCTCGCCCAGCGCCTTGACAGCGCAACCCTCGACACAGCGCCAGTCCTGGACGGTTTCTTTTCCGTCCTCGTCTCCATAGACTGCCCCAGGTTGTATGGAACCGAACATCCCACGGTTGATCTTTGTCTTAGGAATCCCTCCCTTCCTCTTAACCCTCTTTGACCCAACGAGCTCACACCCTGGCAAGTGGGAGAACACTACGTTGGCTGGCCAGCGGCCGCCATCATGATCCGTAGCCTCGAACCCGTCGCCAGACATCCCACCATTGAGCGCAGCTTGATACGAGACCGCTCGACCCGTCGAGGCGCTCTTAATCACTCCTCGCTTATGCTCGCCACCAGACGCCACTCGAGCGCCATCGATATCCAGACAAGCTGTCCCCCACTCCTGCGCCGTCGCTGCTATCGTCGAGCCTTTTGGAAGGGGCTTGCGCACAATCCAGATCGGTTCGAACGCAGGTTTCAAAGCCGTTCCAAAGCGCTCATAGTCCTCGCCCAGAGTCCGAAGAGAGAGCGACTTTGGAAACCCGCTCCCATAGATCCACATCAAGCAATGTCTAATCTCGAACCCTGCGAGCTGGAGCGCTATAGCCAGAAGATGAGACGTCCGCTCGCTGGAGAAGACCGCGCCATGTGCGCCCGGTCGAAGCTTCGCAAAAATCACCGACCAGACACGAGGAGAAGGAACGGCGCCATCCCAGCTCTCGCCCATGAACCCCTTTCGCTCTGTCCCATGGTCCTCGCCCTCCATCCATGCGCGCAAGCATGCTTTAAGGTCCTCTGGTCCTCTGTCGCTGGTGAGGCCGTAAGGAGGATCGCACACCAAACCATGGAAGTGGTTGTCAGGGTACTGCTCGAGGACGTCGACGCAGTCTCCAGTGTGGATCGTGGACTTCATCTGGCGACACCCTCGCAGCTCCACAAGACAGATTGCGACAGCCTCTCCTCAATAAGTGGCCGGTATTCATCATTCAGCTCAACACCAAAACATCTTCGACCCTCGTCTATTGAAACCCTCGCAGTTGTTCCCGATCCTAAAAATGGGTCGAGGACTTCTCCGCCTCTTGGAGACCCAGCCAGTATGCAGGGACGGATTAAGGAAGGTGGGAAAACCGCAAAGTGCGCGCCATGGTAGGGAGCAGTGGGGACTGTCCAAACGGATCGTTTGTTTCGTCCGAGCGAAGGCCGACGGGGTTTATTTCTAGAATTTCCACTTTGTCCAAAGCGATCGCCATCAAGGGCTTTAGGCCCTATTCCCATCGCCCGGGTTGAAGTGGAAACACACTTCGTTTTAATCGCGGCCGCATCGTAATAGTAGCGTGGTGACTTGGACAGCAAGAACACATATTCATGAGCCTTTGTTGGGCGGTCCGTTACGCTTTCAGGCATGGGGTTTGGTTTGTGCCAAATGATGTCAGATCGGAGAAACCATCCATCGTCCTGTAGTGCGAAAGCTACCCTCCATGGAATTCCAACGAGGTTCTTGGGTTTTAGATTTTTCGGGGTTTTCCGTCGGGGCGCCTGTATCTTTGCTGGGTCCCTGGTTCCATAAGCGTAAGCGAGAAGACCTTTAACGTCGAGTCCGCCAGTCTGGCCAGAGCCTGAATAAGAATCTCCAAGATTTAACCATAATGTTCCATCTGGCCGCAGACTCCGCTTGACCTCGCGAAAAATAGAAACCAGTCGATCCACATAAAGCTCTGGTGTCGGCTCCATCCCCAACTGACCTTGATGACCATAATCTCTCAAACCCCAATACGGGGGAGATGTCACACAACAGTTGAATCGATCGGTCTCCACCTTACTCAAAATCTCGAGGGAGTCTCCATAGTGGATCTCATATTTGCCCATCTCACACCCTCCTCTGTCGCCTAAAGTCGAAGTCTGGACGGACAATCCGCGATGGTCCGCACATCTCGTGGAGCCTGCTCGCCAGCCCATCGCCAAAGACCGCGCCCAGTCGATCCAGATCCATGTTCGAGGCGAGCGCAAGCGCTTTACCACTGGCATACCGCAGATCGATAAAAGCGACGATTTGCGCCCTCGCCCACTCTGAGATCTTCGATGAACCGAGCTCGTCGAGACAGATCAAAGAGTAGCGCTCCCAGCTGTCGAGCGCTCGAGGAGGACCAGTAGAGGAGGGTTTGAGCGCTTCGAGGAGTCGGGCCTCTGTGATGTAGATTGCTGACCATC